TATAGATAGCTTGTCGAACTGAATCATACAGGTTCATTTATCTTCTCCTTCATAACTGCTATTGCCTTTGTGTGGTTCAGGATGCCCATGCTGTAGTTTAAAACTTTCATGACACGGTAGGTGTCACCTTCCCATTCAAACTCATCAGCGCCGTTCTCACTCTCTTCTTCACTAAATATGGGTGAAGACGAATAGACCTTAACTTTCTTTTTAGACCTGTCTGCATACTCAAGAAGCATTGTCTCTTTATATCCAGCAGGTTGTATGTTAACTATAATTTCAACATCCGTGGAGGCTGTTTCAACCCACACACCATCAATATAGCTACCACCTGTTGCGTTAGGTCTCTTTAAAGTGAGGGGTACGCTGCCTGTTGACTGAAACCCGATAAATTTACTTGTAAACATTAAGTGCCTCTTTTCAATCTATGAGAAACAGATTCAACCATGACGCCAGTATGATAGAGAGGATCGTTAAATCCTTTGATATCGGCCCACCATTGACTGTTTCTTCCGGGGTAGTCTAGGATTATCTCCTGTAGTGCAAAGGAAAACTCTTCACCCAAGTCATTCATATTCTTTACGAACGGACTCTTAGGATTTAGTATCAGCAACATGAAGAATTGTCTAGCTTTAGTTGGAAAGGTTTTTTCTGCGTAGCTTACAAAGTCAACTGTCATGAAAGGTCTTGACGGAACCTTGCTAGTACCGTAGTCGTTCATCATAGCGACTTCAGCGACTTGCAGGTTGTTGTTGTCAGGGCCATACTTTTTGTTGCTGAAGAAGCCAACTTCAATACTTCTTCTATCAAACCTACGCAGTCTTCTTTTAAGTTTGTCCCACTCTTTCGTGTTAGATTTCAAACGGCCCGTCATACTTTATTTCCTCATAAACGTGTGCGTCTGTGTTGAAACCTAGGTATACTGTTGGTCGAGCGTTATCAGTGTTCTCGTCGTTCTTAAGCATATCTGATTTAGAGATACCACCCGCGTAAGGCATTGGTAGAATACCGCTGAAGTTAGGGTTGTTCACAAGCTCTAGGAGGTAATCTTTGTAGTTCTTAAAGAACTCATTGCCATATACTTCTATGTCGCCTGTGCGCTCTCTGGTGTACCTTGTGATATTTGCTAGGATGTACCTAGAAGCCTCTATTGCAGCTTGTCTTTCGTTACTATTGTTTTTATCCAGTACATAAGAATATGTAATATCATCAAGAAACTCATACACAGGATCAGTATCACCTGTGACTAGTCTGACCCTATCTGTAGGATTGTTTACCGGATCTCCTGTAAACGCCATAATTATTTCTCCACTTCAGACCAGAACCTTTAGGGTTGCAAGTAATTTTATGTAATCTAGTTTATTATAAAAGATACTTTAGTAAATACCCTTTACAATAATAACGAAGGAGAGGGCGAACCCTCCCCCTTGTTAATTAACTTCTTAGTTAGAAGAAAAACCTCTTACAACAACTTGCGGTCTACGCAGCATGTTGATAAAGTTAGACTCTGACTGAAGAACGATTTCTTCATCACGGTCGCCCGGATATTCAAATACATAGGCTTCTTCACCACTTGTGTTAACAAAACTAAATTTGTTAGCAGGTGAGAAGTAAGTCTTGAACATATCGTTAACACCAAGAGGCAGGAAGTAAGCATCATTCGCAGGAATAAGTGCTGTACCATTGTACTTGCCACGGTATTCGATGTAACGGATGCCACCATGATCGAACTCACGGTAAAGACCACTACCAAGACGCTGACGAGAAGGGTCTTGTGTTGAAGCGTAATACTTGTAAGCTTCTTTTACACCAGCCTGTGCGATCAGCTTGCTGAAGAACTCAGGTGAACAAAGAGCAACAATACCTGTGACGATGTCGCCATTCAGTACATTGTCTTGGATATCAGCAATGATTTCTTCGCCTTTTGCGATAACGTCAGTAGTACCAGTACCAAGTACAAAGTCAACTTCTTTACGTGTAATACCGAAAGAGGCATACCAGTCAACAGAAACTGTGTTGTTAGGTGCGTAAATAGTACCAGCAGTGATAGCTTGCATACGAGCAGCTTCAAGGGTAACTGAGTGATTACGACGAATTGTTTCTAGCTTACGTCCACGAACCATACCAAGCTGTTCTTCAGCACTTGCTGAACCGTAGGCACGTTTACCCTGCACATCTTCTGGCTTGATATAGTCATCAAGTGGGAAGTGAGGAATCGCAAAGCTGTGAAGCTCTCTAGTGTAATCTTTGTTCATGTTGTTGCGTTCACCACGAACACGGTCAGTAAGAAGTGCCAGAGACTGGTCAATTTTCTCAACTGTGATAGTGTGCTGTGCAACACCGTCTGCTTCGAAAACGCCAAGTTCGTTCAAAAGACCCCAAGTGTTTGGGATAATAAGAAGTTCTTCGGTATAATCGACTAACTCAAACGGTTTGTCAAAACTACGGACTGTAGCCATTATGTAATACTCCTAAGTATCTAATTAAAGTTGTGTGTCTACGTTGATGCCAAGGGCTTCAAGGTTTGTTTTAGCAGCAGCTTCATCAACACCGGCCTTGAACACAAGCCCACCGTCAGAAACAATAGCTGGTCCTTTGACAAGAGCAAGTACAACTGTGTCTGTAGATGCAGGGATGCTAATATCTTGTAGAACGATAGCAGCAGCTACTTCAGATCCGTCAACTGCGGATTCGTCATACTCAACGTATTTACCGTCAGCAGTGACTTTACCAAGTACTTGACCAATTTTATAGTCAATTTCAGTAGCTTCGTTGACCGTTACGGCAAGACGGCAATAGCCTTGTTCTGAATATAGTTCACGTTTAAGCATGTTGCTTAGACGTAGGTTTTCTGTTGCAACGATAGTCATATTTTGTTTCTCCAATAATACGTATTATTTAAGGATTAATTATTTTTTAGGGAAGCGGCTTTCAAGAAAATCACGAGTGGCCTTGCCTTGGTCGCTAGTAACGTCTTCGCCTTCAGCGTCTGCGCCTTTTTCTACAAACATCTCACTATCTTCTG